CCCGCCGAGTGGAAGGGGATGCATCCGTTTCACACCCGCGGCGGAAAACAGCAACTGACAACACTTTCCGAGCAGGGCCTCTACTTCTTCCTTGCCCGCTCCGACAAGCCCAGGGCGCTGCCGTTCCAACGCTGGATGGCTGGAGAAGTTCTCCCCGCTATCCGCAGGCACGGTGGCTACCTCTCGCCGGACAAGCTGGCCGAAGCCCTGCTTTCACCGGATACGCTCATCCAGTTGGCGCACAATCTCAAGGCCGCACAGGAGAAGGCGGCAGCGGAAGAGCGGTTGCGACTTGAGGTGGAGGAGAAGCTGGAAGAAGCGCAGCCCAAGGCAGAAACATACGACAAGGTGGTTGCGCCGAGCCGTCTTTCTGTGACGCAGTTTGCCCGGCGGTTGCACGGTGTCAACATCAATGCCGTGAAGCGTTCGCTGATGGAGGCGGGCTACCTCTACAAGCCCGACCACGTCACCTACCGCGTGTACTCCCGGTACCGGGATGTCTTCTTCGCCGAGAAGTACGACAGGGAATATGGTTTCCACCACATCATCGCCCTGCCTGCCGGGCAGCAACTCATGGTGCATCTGTACAACAGCGGCAGGCTCATCATGCGGCGGGGATTTGACCATGCCGAATGAATCCCGCTGTCTTCTGTTCGATATTGAAACAGACGGCCTGCTGGATACCGCATCACGGGTACACTGCATCTGCGCCCGTGATGCGGATACGGGGCGCCTCTGGTCTTTCGGGCCGGACGGCATCAATGACGGGCTGGATTTGCTCACGTCCGCCACTCTGCTTGTAGCGCACAACGGGCTGTGTTTCGATATCCCGGTGCTGCGCAAGCTGTATCCGGAGCGCGTCTTTCCTCCTGTCTTTGATACCCTGACGGCAAGCCGTCTCATCTGGACAAACCTCAAAGACCTTGATTACGCCCGCCTGCGTTCCCACCACCGGGTACTCTTTCCCCTGCGGCTGGTCGGCAGCCACAGCCTGAAGGCGTGGGGCTACCGTCTCGGCGAGTTCAAGGATGATTATGGTGAAACCGCAGAGGACGCCTGGGCCTGCTGGACGCCGGAATTGCAGGCGTACTGTGAGCAGGACGTGGAGGTGCTGCACAAGCTTTACCAGCACATCCTGAAACAGGACTACAGCCAACAGGCACTGAAACTGGAACACGAGTTTCAGACCGTCATCTTCCGGCAGGAGCAGGAAGGCGTTCTTTTCAACACGGCACGGGCCGAGCATTTGTACGCCGCGCTGGCCGGAAGACGCGCCGAACTTGTTGCTGCGTTGCAGGAGGCGTTCCCCCCTATACAGATAGAGGAGGAGTTCATCCCCGCGCGGGACAACAAGACCAAAGGCTATGTCAAGGGCGTCCCTTTCATCAAGGTGCGCTATGAAGAGTTCAATCCAACCAGCCGCCAACAGATAGGGGAGAGGTTGATAGCCAAATACGGCTGGAAGCCTGTGGTGTTCACCGAAACCGGGCAGCCACAGGTGGACGAAGAAGTGCTGACAGGAGTGAACTATCCTGAAGCCTCGCTGCTTCTCGAACATCTGGAACTGTCCAAAATCATGGGCATGCTGGCGGACGGTAATAACGCCTGGCTCAAGCTGGTGGAAGAAAAGACGTCCCGCATTCACGGGCGTGTCATCACCAACGGCGCAGTCACCGGGCGGTGTACCCACAGCAGGCCCAATCTGGCGCAGATTCCCGTCAAGGGAGAATACGGCAAGGAATGTCGTTCCCTGTTCGTTGCTCCGCCGGGACAGGTGCAGGTGGGAACGGACGCTTCGGGTCTGGAACTGCGCATGCTGGCACACTACATGGCGCGATATGATGGTGGCGCGTATGTGGAAACCCTCTTGCAGGGCGATATCCACACCGCCAACCAGAAAGCCGCCGGGCTGGAAACTCGCGACGATGCCAAGCGATTCATCTACGCCTTTCTTTACGGAGCAGGAGACGTCAAGCTCGGCTCCATCGTCGCTCCCGGCAAATCCGAATCCACCCAGGCCAAACACGGCAAGCAACTGAAGCAGCGTTTCTTCCGGAGCCTGCCCGCCGTCAAGGCCCTCATCACGGACGTGACCAACAAGGCCAAACAACGGGGCTGGCTTCTCGGCCTGGACAAACGCCTGCTGCACGTCCGTTCCACCCATTCCGCCCTCAACCTGCTCCTGCAATCCGCAGGGGCTGTGCTGGTCAAAAAGGCCACCTGCATTTTCCATCAAGAGATGGAGAAGCAGGGGTTGGTCTGCGGCAAGGAGTATACGCAGATACTGCACATACACGATGAATGGCAGTGCTACTGCAAACCCGACATCGCAGACACGCTCGGCACAACCGCCGTCCGCAGCATTGAGCTCGCGGGAGAACATTTCAACCTCCGCTGCCCTGTCACCGGCGAATACCGCATCGGTGCTTCGTGGGCGGAAACACATTGAGAAGGATACACATAATACCAAACAGGAGTGACCACACATGCGCGTACTTGTCGCCTGCGAGTTCAGCGGCGTGGTACGGGACAGTTTCATCAGGGCAGGGCATGAGGCGACAAGTTGTGACCTCATGCCCTCGTTTTCTTTCTGCGGCCCACATTACCAGGGCGACGTGCGCGACCTGCTTGTTCCCGGTACATGGGATTTGCTCATCGCACACCCGCCCTGTACCTATCTGTGTTCGTCAGGGCTTCACTGGAACAGACGCATCCCGGGGCGGGCGGAGAAGACGGAAGAAGCCGTACGTTTCGTCCGTCTGCTGCTGGGCGCTCCTGTTCCCCGCATCGCCGTGGAGAATCCTGTGGGATGTTTGAGCACACGCATCCGCTCGCCTGACCAGATTATCCAGCCGCACGCCTTCGGGGAGGACGCTTCCAAAGCCACATGTCTGTGGCTCAAGAACCTTCCTCCTCTTGTTCCGACAAAACATGTTCCCCCCTCCCGTATCATCAACGGAAAGCCCCGTTGGGCCAACCAGACCGACAGCGGCCAGAACCGTCTCGCGCCTTCGCCCGACAGGTGGATGCGGCGCAGCGTCACCTTCAAGGGCATCGCCGATGCAATGGCCGCACAATGGGGAATCCTCGAACCATCAATGAGGTAATCATGAACGTAATTGTCATCCGTGAATCAGGGCACGACGAAGCCCTGTTCGGTCTTGGTCTGTCCTGGGGACTTTCTTCCGGGCACACGCATTGGAAAAGGCTTGACGTCGTCGAACAGGACAAGCTGGAAACACGCGCCTGCGACTTGGCGCACATGGACAAAGGGCACAACAAGTTCCTGCGGGCCATCAGCGTGCATCTGGATATCACGGCCCCGATGTACTGGTGGAGCCAGTTTGACACCTACAAGGTGGGAACCGTGGCGCAGAGCGAGAGCAAGATGCACACCATCATGCGCCGTCCCCTCGCGCAGGAACATTTTGAAGACGGCATTCCCCGCCTGCTGCTGCTCTATCTGGAACATCTGCGGCGGGAAGGACATTTCCACAAGCTCGTACAGCTTTTGCCCATGTCTTTCCTGCAACGCCGCATCGTGTCCACCAACTACGCAGTCCTCCGGAACATCCTGGAGCAACGCAACAACCACACGCTGCCCGAATGGGAGGTGTTCTGTGATGCGCTGGAAGACCAGCTTGAGTACCCGGAGTACATCACACACCGTCTACCATTACATCAGGAGTGAGACATGGAACCCCAAGCACCTTATCTGTTGATTGATGCAGACGTGCTGGCCTATCAGGCCGCCGCTGCTGTGGAACGTGTGGTCTGCTGGGAGAACGAAATCTGCGTCCCTGTCGCCTCGCTCGGAGATGCACTGAACGATTTTGACCGGCGCGTGCATCAGGCATGCAGGGCGCTGGATGCTTCCCCTGACCACATCACCCTCTGTTTTTCCTGCCCGGCGGAGGAGAACTTCCGCAAGCGCCTGTACCCGCAGTACAAGGCCAACCGGGCAGGCAAGCCGCGCCCTGTGGCCCTGGCCTTTCTGCGGGATGTCATCATTAATAAGGAGTATCCCCGGCACTGCGTGCATCTGCCAGGGCTGGAAGCTGACGATGTTCTGGGCATTCTCGCCACAGACCCCAGCTACATGCCGGAGTTCCGCAAGATTGTGGTCAGTGTGGACAAGGACATGAAAACCATTCCCTGCGAGTTCTTTGACCTGAACAAGGGGTGGGATGAAACAGGACGTGCCGTGGTACAGAAAGTCACTGCCGAAGTGGCCGACCAATGGTTCCTGACGCAGGCCCTCACCGGCGATACGGCGGACGGGTACCCCGGCTGCCCCGGCTATGGCCCTGTCAAAGCCATGAAGCTGTTTGAGAATGTTCTGGAAGACCAACGGGGAAGGCGCAAAAAGGCTGTTTCTGTCCTCTGGCCTGTGGTGATGAGAGCGTACCACAAGGCAGGCTTCGGCAGAGAGTACGCCCTGACCCAGGCCCGGCTGGCCCGCATCCTGCGGTCTGGCGAGTACAACATGAAGAGCGGACGTCCCCGTCTCTGGCAACCCCCAAAACAAGGAGTACGTCATGGCAAGTGACAATCCTCTCAATCCCGTACATTACCGCCGCTGGAACATCGAACCGTGGGATTTCATTGCGGCCAACAATCTGGATTTCTTCCGGGGCAACATCATCAAGTACCTTATGCGTTCCGACGTGAAGGGCGGCGTGGAGGACTTGCAGAAAGCCCGCACCTATCTGGACAAGCTCATCATTCTTGAAAGAAAACTTGAGGAGGAACACGCATGACCTTCCCCTGCCAATACAAAGACCAGCTTCACATGGTGTCCACCTTCATGAAGGCTATGGGGCAGCCTGTGTCCCAGGGCTGGGACGCGGACGTGGAGCAGTTGAAGTTGGGATACAAGCTTGTCATGGAAGAGGCGGAGGAACTTGGTGTCGCTCTCTCCCGCCTGTTGTGTGCCCGTTCGGATACAGCCGTGCGGGAGAACGTCGTCAAAGAACTGACCGACCTGATGTACGTCTGCAACTGGCTGGCCGCGCTCATCGGCGTGGACATCAACGACGCCTTTGCCCGCGTCCACCTTTCCAACATGAGCAAGCTGGGCGAGGACGGCAAACCCGTCCTTCGGGAAGACGGCAAGGTTGCCAAAGGCCCGAACTACCAGCCTCCCTTTCTTGCTCCCGTGGTGGGGCGCGTTCCTGTCACCCTGTAATCGACGAGGTTTGTCATGGACATACGCCTTTCTCAATCCTTTGATACGGAGTTCTGCGCCCTGATGTACCGGCTGTGGAAGAAATATCCGCCGGAAATATTCACCCTTGAGGGCATCCATCCCGACCAGATGGACATGAACGAGATTTCCCGTTCCTTTTTCAAAACCCCGGAGGACGCAAGTCAGGCCGCTGCCGACCGCAGCATCGACGCCAATGCCAATGTGAGCGGGCGGGACGTCATCACTTTCAATTACGAAGTTCCCAAATCCTTCATGAAGCTCAACAGCCTGTACAATCTCTGGCGCATCATGAGGGAACAACACGGGCAGGAAGTTGCGGACAACGCCATCGAGTCCGAGCTTTCGGGCTTCATCTACATCAACGACGCGTGGGACATTGGACGCCCCTACTGCTTCAATTACAGCACACTGGACATTGCGCTGGAAGGGCTGCCCATTGCCGGACGGCTCACCATCACACGGCCCAGGAGCCTGTCTGCCTTTCTGCATCAGGTGGAGCAGTTCACCACATCCGCAGCCAACATGACGCTGGGGGCCACAGGCCTTGCGGATTTGCTCATTACAGCGTCATGGTACGTTGACCGCATTTTGGAAACCCGGCGCGACCACCATGTGTATATCACCGACGTATGGACGTATGTGCAGGAACTGCTGGCCCATTTCATCTACACGGCGAACTACGAGTTCCGGGGTAACCAGTCCCCGTTCACCAACGTGAGCGTGTATGATGACGTGTTCCTGAAGCAGCTTCTCCCGACCTATGTCATTGACGGCAAGGCTCCGGAACTGAGCACCGTCCAGAACGTCCAGCGTGCTTTCCTCGAAGTGTTCAATTGCGAACTTGGCCGCAACCCCCTCACTTTCCCCGTGGTCACGGCCTGCATCTCGGTGAAAACGGACGAGAACGGAACACGCATTCCACAGGACGCAACCTTTGTGGACATGATTGCCACTTACAATATGAAGTACGGCTTCATCAACATCTACTGCGGTGAGACTTCCACTTTGTCTTCCTGCTGCCGTTTGCGCTCCAGCGCGTCCGACCTCGGCTATGCCAACACTTTCGGGGCAGGCTCCACCAAGATAGGCAGCCTCGGCGTGGTCACCATCAATCTGCCGCGTCTGGCTTTGCTGCTGGATTGGAGGCTGGAGGACGGTGTCCTTGATGCCTTCATCCGGGAAGTATGGACAAGCGTTACCACAGCAGCAGTAATCAACAACGCCAAGCGGGAGTTCATCAAAGACCGTATCCGGCGCGGAGCGTTGCCTCTGTACTCTCACGGCTTCATGCATCTTGACCGTCAGTACAGCACCTGCGGCTTCACCGGCCTGTGGGAAGCCCTGAACATTCTGGGGTACGACATCACCACGGATGAGGGCCTTGCGGCGGCGAAGACCGTACTCGACGCCATCAATGCCGTGAATGCGAAAATGACGAAGAAGTTCAAGGCCCCCCACAACATGGAGCAGGTTCCCGCGGAATCTTCCGCCGTCAAACTGGCTGCCAAGGACGCCTTGTTGAACATCGTCGATGCGGAAACCGGGCCGGTGGCTTTGTACTCCAATCAGTTCGTTCCCCTGTGGGACGAGGATGCCGACCTGCTCGACCGCATCCGTGTGCAGGGGGCACTTGACGCATACTGCACCGGCGGGGCCATCTGCCACCTCAACATCATGGACAGGATAGAGAACTTCGACACCATGAAGGCGCTTATCCTCCATGCCTGCGAATCCGGCGTGGTGTACTTCGCCGTCAACTACACTCTGAACCGCTGCCCGGCAGGGCACATGACCGTGGGGCACGCCCTGAACGCCTGCCTTGTGTGCGGCAAAACCATCACCGACACCTATACCCGCGTGGTGGGTTTTCTCACCAACACAAAACACTGGAACCGCGCCCGGCGCGAAGAGGACTGGCCCAACCGTGTTTTTACCAGTATGCATGAAGGGAGACAAGCATGATTCACGTTGCATCCTCTGAATACAATGCCCGGTATCAGGCGCTGGAAATCTACCTCTCCGGCTGCACCATCCGTTGCCCGGACTGCCACAACAAGGAACTGTGGGAAGCGGATGTCACGCTGTCTGACTGGGAAAGCTGGATGTGGAAGAACAAACACAAGTGGCATGTGCCGCTGGTGCGCCGCCTGTGGCTCATGGGCGGCGACCCCCTGTGTCAGGAATGGCCCGACCTTCTTTCCCTGCTGCACTTCCTCGTCTACACGGAAAAGGAGGTCTGGCTGTGGACAGGCAAGGACAGCCGGGACGTGCCTTTTCCGGTACTGGCTGTCTGCAAAATCCCCTACATCAAAACCGGAGCGTACATGGCAAACAGCGCCCCTGTGACATACGCCATCAACGAAAACGCGCACATCACGCTGGCATCAAACAATCAACAGCTTTTCAAACTTCAACCGTCAGGAGAATACGAACCATGCCCGACAATTCCCTGAATAAACAATGGCCACGCATTCCTCCGGAACTTGCAGCTTTTCTTGACCAACGCTTCCCTGAACAATGCCCCGACAGAGATGATAACGGTCGGGACATCTGGATGTATGCCGGAAAGCGGGAACTGGTGCGCCTGCTGCTGCATATCAGCAAGAAACAGGAGGACGCGCTGTATGAAACCCCTTGACCCTTCCCGTTGGTTCTGGCGACAACTCACGCCGGAAGCCAACACCTTCACCGTGGCCGGACGCGGCTCCCTTGTGGAACTGTATTTCCACGCGGCGGATGATGGGCGGCTGGCCCGGCTCTATTACGACCAGCCAGAGCCGTCAATCATGGAGTTTGTGGAGCAGTTCCTGGAGCCTTGTGGCAACGGCCTTTGCTGGCTGTACGCGGCATATGACAAGGCCACGCATCTTCCGCTGGCCTTTGTTTATGTCAACGGCTTCATGGGCAGGGCGGGCATGTGCCACTTCTGCTTTCTGAAGGCGGGGCAGAATCAGGCGCACGACATTGCCCGCGCGTGGCTGCGCATCATCTTTGACCAGCCTGCGGAGCAGCGGCTCGCCTGCCTTGTGGGCATTACCCCGGCGACCTACAAACACGCCCTGCGTTTTGCCGTGTCGCTGGGATTTGCGGAAAGGGCAACCGTCCCCAAGGCCTGCTGGCTGCATGCCCGCAAACGCTTTGTGGATGGTATTGTCACCATCTATCAACCCTGAACCAAGAAGGAAGTGACGCCTATGGGTGGCGGAGGAGTCGGCGGGGGAAAAGGCTCCCGTCCGAAGGTAGCATCTGTTCCCGCCCCGCAAGTGGCCATGCCAGCCCCGGAACCGGCGTCGGTAGCCGAGGCTCCAAAAGTGAGCGAAACGGCCCGCAATCAGGAAAGCGTCAAGGCCAAGCGGCGCGGCGCGTCCGCCCTGCGTATCGACCTCAATGTGGGCGGCGCAGGTGGCATGGGGGGCGCAGGCGGCAGCGGTCTTGCCATTCCGTAAACATCAAACCATCATGAGGAGGTAATCTCTGTGGCGTCCGGAGCTGCGTACGAAACACGCCTTGACGACCCGAAACTTCCTCCCCGGCAATTGCATCCCAAGGGGCTGGCCCAGAGCCGTTACGAGCACCTGTCACAGGACAGGGAACCGTATCTGCAAAGGGCGCGGGCCTGCTCCAAACTGACCATTCCCTATCTCATTCCTCCCGACAACATGGCCGAGGGGCAGGCTTTGCCCACGCCTTTCCAGTCCGTAGGGGCCGCAGGTGTGACCAACCTTGCGGCCAAGCTGCTCATGTCCATGATTCCACCCAACGAGCCGTGCTTCCGTCTGCGGGTGGACAATCTGGAACTGGAGAAGATTCTGGAGCAGGAGGACAAGGAAGCCCGAACCATGATTGAACGCTCGCTCTCCCGCATCGAGCAGGCTGTCGTGGGTGACATCGAGGTCAAGGGCGACCGTCCCGTTGTCTACGAAGGCAACCAGCACCTGCTGGTGGGCGGGAATATCCTGTACCACGATGACGAGGAAAAGGGCCTGCGCCTCATTCCCTTGTCGCAGTTCGTCACCGACCGCGCCCCCAACGGGCAGGTGGTGGAGATTGTGGTGCGGGAGAAGGTTGACATCCGTACCTTGCCTGCCACGCTGGCTCAAGCATTGGAAGCGGTGCAGCAGGCACACGGGGGGGCGGGAGAGGAAGAAGAGAGCAGCAAGGGAAAGGGAAAAAAGGAGAAAGCCGGGGAATCTCTGCTCAAGAAGGATGCACCTGCGCACCAGGCAGAGGAGGACGAAGAACTGGAAGTCTATACCCGCATCACACTTGAAGACGACGACAAATGGCACGTCTTCCAGGAATGCCGGGGGCAGGTGGTGGAAGGCACCACAGGCACCTACCGGCGTCACGAATGTCCGTGGATACCCGTGCGCATGTACCATGTGGCAGGGGAGAACTACGGGCGTTCCTATGTGGAATCCGTGCTGGGCGACCTGCGCAGTCTGGAATCCCTTTCGCAGGCGGTGGTAGAGGCCGCGGCCATGTCGGCCAAGGTGACCTTCATGGTCAATCCGAACTCCTTCACGTCGCCCCGCGCCCTGGCGGAAACACAGAACGGAGCCATCATCGAGGGTAATGCGGCGGACGTGACCGTGCTGCAAGTCCAGAAGCAGGCCGACCTGCAAGTGGCCTTTCAGCAGATACAGGTGCTCACCGACCGTTTGCGCACGGCCTTCCTCATGGTGGATGGCATCCGGCGCAATGCCGAGCGCGTCACGGCGGAAGAAATCCGCATCATGGCGCAGGAACTGGAAGCTGCACTGGGCGGCGTGTACACCGTCATCTCGCAGGAGTTCCAGTTGCCTTATATCAGCGGACGCATCGCGCTCTTGCAGGACGAAGGCAAGCTGCCCCAACTGCCGGGCGACATGGTGCGCCCGTCCATCGTCACGGGCTTCGAGGCGTTGGGCAGGGGCAACGACAAACAGAAGCTCCTCGAGTTTCTGGGCATTGTCGCCCAGTCCTTCGGTGAGGCCGCCATGCCTCTGCTCAATCCTTCCAACGCCATCTACCGCCTTGCCGCCAGTATGGGCATCAATCCCGAAGGTCTGGTCAAGGACGAGGAAACGCTGGCGGCAGAGCAACAACAACAACAGGCCATGATGCAACAACAGCAGGTCATGGACATGGCAAAGACGGCCGGGCCGGAAATCGTACGCCAGGTCGGCGCATCCGGCATGCTGCAACCCACAGCGGAAGAATGAACAGGAGAAACCCATGGAACAGACGACCAACCAAAAAAAGAAGGAAGGCAAAGGCAAAAAAGACCTGACCCTTTCCTCGGCGGGTGTTCCCGCAGTGCAGGACAAACATGCTCCCACAACCACAACCCTTGCGGACGGCACTGTCCGCATCGACTATTGAGAAGGAGGTAATGCTCCATGGCTGACGAACAAACACCTACCGCTCCCGGCACCGTGTCCCCTGACGGCCTGTCCATCGAAATGAATGACCCCAAGGCCCCTGTCAATGCACCGCCTGTCGTTCCATCCACACAGGACGGAGAGGCGGACAAACGCAAGTTCGCCGGGGAGTTCGATTCGGTGGAGGAACTGGAAGCAAAATACCGCGAACTGCTGGACAAGCAAAACGCTCTGGCGGAGGAAGGTGCGAAGAAGGAGGAGGAAGAAGGGGACGGGGAGAAGGACAAACCTTTCGCTGTGCCTGAAACGCGGGAAGCGGCGGACGAAGCTCTGTCCGCCAAAGGCCTGAACGTGCAGGACTTCGAGAACGAGTACGCCGCCAACGGCTGCCTATCGGAGGAAAGCTACGCCAAGCTGGAAAAGGCAGGCTTCAAGCGGGAGATGGTTGACCAGTATATCCGCTCCTCGGAAATCATCTCTGAAAACATGGTCAACACGCTCATGGAATCCGTGGGTGGAAAGGAACGCTATCTCGCCATGACCACATGGGCCAAGGACAACCTGCCCCCTGCGGACGTGGCCGGTTACAATGAGGTCATGTATTCTGGTAATACCCAACTCATCCGCATGGCCATGCAGAACCTGCACTACCGCTACACCGAGGCCAACGGCAGCAAGCCTGCCAATATGGTTACAGGCCGCACGTCCGCAGCAACAGGGCAAGCGCATGACGGCTTCCGCTCCACTGCCGAGATGGTGGCGGCCATGCGTGACCCTCGGTATTCCAAAGACCCTGCCTATACCCGGGACGTGGAGCGCCGCGTGGCGCTGTCCAACTTCTGAAAAGGAGGTGATGCTCTATCGCCCTGACATTGGAACAACTGTTCAATGACCCCTTCATGGCCTACATCAGGCACTACGAAGGCTTCAAAGCCAAGGCATATCGCTGCCCGGCGGGCAAGTGGACTATCGGGTACGGGCATCTCTGTCCGGAAGGTCATCCGCCTGTGACCAAGGAACAGGCCGATGCCTACCTGCGCGAGGATTTGACCGTGGCCTACAACGGCCTCAAGCAGCACGCGCCCTTCATGCTGGAGGATACCGATATCCCGTCGCACATGGCGGTGGCTCTGGTGTCCTTCATCTTCAACCTTGGCGCTGGCAACTTCGCCTCTTCCACCCTGCTCAAACGGCTCAAGGTACGGGACTGGAAGGGAGCGCATGACGAGTTTGCCCGCTGGGTGTACGTCACTGACCCCAAAACCGGGAACAGGAAACCCCTGCGCGGCCTCCTGCTGCGGCGTTACTGCGAGCGGCTCTACTTCATGGAAGGACGCGCCCGCGTCTTCTGACTCCTGACAATAGCAACACAACACCGCAACACAAGGAGAGTGAGGCCCATGTGGTCTTTTCTTGCGCGGGTGGGTTCCAGCCTCCTGAACAAGATTATTCCTGACAGGAGCAAGACCAACGAGGCGCAATCCCGCATCAACGAGGCGGAGGTGGCGGGCGCACCTGTGTCCCTCCTCCGCCTCTGGCGGTCTTTCCTCGGCTGGGTCTGCGCCCTGCTCTTTGCGTGGGAAGTGGCCGGACGTATGGTCATCATCCCTATCTTCTTTCCCGATACCGGGAAAACATTACCGCCTTCAGTCCTTGAACAGGTCATGACCCTTCTTTTGGGTATGCTGGGCCTGGGCTGGTAAACCTTCAACCACAAGGAGAGTGCAAACACACATGGCCAATCTTGTCCGTTCCAACCCCGGATGGGTGAACAATGCTGGCGGCGATTACGCCAAGGACAACGCCCAGTTCCTCAAGATTTTTGCCGGTGAGGTGCTTACTGCGTTCGAGGAAGTGAACATCGCCAAAGACCTGCATCAGGTGCGCACCATTCAGGAAGGGAAATCTGCGTCCTTCCCCGTCATGGGCAAGGCCACCGCTCGGTACCATGTGCCGGGAACGCCCATTCTTGGCTCCAACCAGATTGCCCACAACGAGCGCGTCATCAACATTGACGACCTGCTCATTGCGGACGTGGCAATCTACGACCTTGACGATGCCAAGAACCACTATGATGTGCGGCAGGAATACTCCCGCCAGTTGGGCTTCGCCCTTGCACGAGAGTTCGACAAGAAGGTCTTCCGCGTGGCTGTGCTGGCCGCCCGCTCCAGCGGCATCATCGCCGACGAGCCGGGCGGCACGGTGCTGAAGAACAACGCCTTTGCCAACAACGGCGAAACGCTGGCTTCCGGCATCTTCAAGTGCGCCCAGACTTGGGACGAGAAAGACGTGTTGGAATGGGACAGAAGCATTGTGGTTCGTCCGGCGCAATACTATCTGCTGGCCGAAACCACCAAGGTGTTGAACCGTGACTGGGGAGGCTCCGGCGTCTACGCGGACGGCACGGTGCTCAAGGTTGCCGGTGTCCAGATTCTCAAATCCAACAACGTGCCCTCCACCAACGTGGCGGCTGCCGTTGCTGGCGAGAACAACACCTACACCGGCGACTTCTCCAAGACCATCGGCATCGCCCTTCAGCGGGCCGCCGTAGGCACGGTGAAGCTGAAGGATTTGTCCGTGCAACAGTCCGGCGCGGACTTCAACGTCATGTACCAGTCCACCCTGATGGTGGCGCGGTATGCGATGGGTCACGGCATCCTGCGTCCCGCCTGCGCCATCGAACTGGCCACGGCGTAAACCACAAACACATGGGGAACCTCTGCTGCAACGGCGGGGGTTCCCCCTTTTGTTTACAACCACACAAAGCGAGGTGCGCAGCACATGGGTATCATCACGCCCACCACCGAACTGGATGCCGTCAACACCATCTTGAGCGGCATCGGTGAAAGCCCTGTCAACTCCCTGACAGGGGAGACAACCACAGACGTTTCCCTTGCCCGCTCCGTCCTGCTGGAAATCAGCCGGGACGTGCAACTTGAGGGGTGGACGTGGAATACCGAGTACGACTACCCCCTGTCTGTGGACGACAACAAGGAAATCCGCTTACCGCCCGCGGCCTTGCGGGTGGAGTTCCGCTACCCCGATTCCCGCTTGTACGCCATACGCGGGGACAGGTTGTACGACCTGGAAAACCATTCCTTTCTTTTCCCTGACCATGTGACGGTGCAAGGCTGCTCCGTGGTCTTCATGCTGGCCTTTCACGAACTGCCCGAAGCTGCCCGGCGTTACATCATTCTCAAGGCTCTGCGCGTCTTTCAGGAGCGCACGGTCGGCTCGCAGACTTTGTCGCAGTTCCAGCGGGACGACGAAAACCGCTGTCGCGGCCTGCTCATGGCCGAGGAGCGCAAGGCCGGGCGACACAACATGTTGCAGGGCCTCACCGCACCCAACGGTACAGGCTGGCAGGTATACACAACTCTGCAAAGGACGGTGTAAGTCATGGGACAGCTTGTTTCCTCCACACTTCCCAACCTCATCGGCGGCGTATCCCAGCAGCCCTATTCCGTGCGGCTGCCCACACAATGCGAGGAGCAGACAAATTGTCTTGCTTCCCTGACCGATTTTCTGCGCCGCAGGCCTGCTACCCACCATATAGCCCGCATACTCGACGACACAACGCCAACAGGGGACAGCATCGATGATGCAGCCGTCCATGTCATCAACAGGGACGAGAACGAGAGGTATATCGTCATTGCCCTGGGAGGGAGTCTGCGGGTTTTCACCCTGGACGGGGAAGAGAAAACCGTGGTCAACAACGCTCCGGCCTATCTCGAAACACAGAAGCCCTCGGAAGACCTGCGTTTTCTCACCATCAACGACTACACTTTCGTACTCAACCGTTCCAGAACCGTACAGATGCTGCCGGACAAATCCCCCAAACGTTCGCCGGAAGCCCTGTTCTTCATCAAGCAGGCCAGCTACAACACCACCTACACCCTGATTCTGGACGGCCAGCGTTTCAACTACACCACGCAGGACGGTGTAGCTCCGGCAGGCTCCCCTCCGGACACCATCAGTTCTGCCGAGATTCTTAGCGGTATTGCGTCCGCAGTACAGGTGGCGCTCCCCCATTTCACTATCTCCGTCAGCGGGGCAGCTATGTGGATACGGCGCAATGACGGTGTGGATTTTGAAATCAAGGCCGAGGACACCCGTTCCAATACACACACATCGGTGTGCAAGGACAGGGTGCAGACCTTCTCCGACCTGCTCGCCACCGCTCCGGCCGGTTATGTGGTGGAAGTGGTGGGGGATGCAGGCTCCAGCTTCGACAATTACTATGTGAAATTCGTCTGCAACAACGCCTCCGCCACCTTTGACGACGGCATGTGGGTGGAAACCGTCAAGCCCGGCATCCCCTGCAAACTGGACGCCACCACCATGCCCCACACGCTGGTGCGCAATGCCGACGGCACGTTCGCCTTTGCGGCGGCGGAATGGGGCGAGAGAACCTGCGGGGACGAGGACAATGCCCCCGACCCTTCCTTTGTGGGACGTACCATCAGCGGCTTGCTGTTCTATCGCAACCGCCTGTCCTTTCTCTCCTGGGACAATCTGGTCATGTCCCGCGTGGGCGAGTTCTTCGATTTCTTCGTTTCCACCGTGACCACGCTGCTGGACAACGACCCCGTGGACACAGCGGCGTCCCACCCACGTCCCACCAATCTGGAACATACGGCATCCTACAGCGGGGGATTGCTGCTCTTTTCGTCTTCCACACAATTTGTTCTGGAACACGAATCCGTGCTCTCCAACGCCACGGCGTCCATCCGCCCGGTCACGGAATTCGAGGCGGATACGCTGGCAGCCCCGGTGTCGGCAGGCAAGACCGTGTTCTTCCCCACCCGCAAGGGAGAGTTTTCCGGCATCCGGGAATACTATACCCTGCCCGACAATTCCGACCAGAATGACGCAGCTGACGTAACCGCCCATGTGCCGCACTACATCAGGGGGCGCGTGTCGTCCCTCGTCTGCTCGACCAATGAGGACATCCTTTTTGCACAAACACAGAAAGACAAGGAAAAAGTGTATGTATACAAGTACTTCTGGAATGGACAGGAAAAGAGTCAGAGCTGCTGGAGCACATGGGTCTTTGGCGGCAAAGTGCTTGCGCTGGCCTGCGTGGACACTGTGCTCTATCTGGTTGTTCTGTATCCTGATGACGGCGTGTATGTGGAAAAAGCTCACATCGAGCCAGGGTACACGGATGCGGATGCCTCCTTTGAATACTGCCTCGACAGAAAACTGAAGGAAACGGCTGTTCTGGATGCTGTACCGAATATCGTGGAAAAGACCACCACCCTGACCCTTCCATATCCTGTGAATGAATGCATCACGGTAGTGCGCCGCAAATCCGATACAGAGGGCAGATTCCCGGAAGGGCGTGTGCTGGAAGTGCTGGCAACGTCCGGCAATACCGTCACCGTACGCGGCCTGTTGGACGTGACCGCAGACGGCAAGGTGACATCTCCCCTGTTTTTGGGTATGCCGTATGAAAGCCTGTACAAGTTCACCAGGCTCACCTTGCGGGAGCGTGGAGCCAACGGCATGGCAGGCTCGGCCATCGCGGACGGGCGACTGCAACTGCGCAGGCTGATCATTTCCGTGGCTGCCACGGGCTATCTGGAAGTGACGGTGTTTCCGGACTTCCGCGCTCCATCCACCCACATTTTCACCGGCAGGGAAACGGGACACGGAACCAACAGGATAGGCAGCATCCCCCTGTATACCGGGGAAGTGTCCGTGCCTGTCCTGTCCCGCAACACACAGGCGGACATTGCGGCCCGCAGCACTTCCCATCTCCCTTTTGCGCTGGTCAACGCCACATGGGAGGGATTCTACAATGCCCGCAGCGTTCGCCGCTGACATATCCTGACAGGAGGAAACTGCACATGAAAACAAAAGCAGGCGTCATATGGGACAAACTTCCGCAGCGTTTCAAACGGTATATGCGCCCGGCCACACTGGATGACGTGAACTACATGGAGAAACACGCGTCAGAGATGAGCCGCAAGGAAGCCACCTACATGCACCACAAAAGCGTACAGGAGGCATGCTTTCACGGGCTGGCGCGATATTGCAAACATCTCTGCGTGACCCTGGTCAACAGGGAAGGCCGCATCTTTGGCATGGGCGGCGTGTCCCCGGAATCCGTCTGGTTGCTGCTCTGTGAAGGTGCAACGGAAGACCCGGACATCCGGCGTCTGCTCACCAGAGAAGCCCGACCTTTCTTGCGTTGGGTCATGAACGAGTCAGGCCTTGTTACCGCGGAAGCTCTGGAAAACCAGACCTTTGACGGAGAAGGTATAGACGTGCTGTTACGCTGGCTGCGCTGGCTGGGGGCGGATGTCATGCGTGTGCCCATGTACCACAGGGACTACCATGTCTTCTGGTTTCCCAGGAGCCGGTTCGCCACAAACCAACAAGGAAGTGATTGATGTGTGCGGCCCTGTGTCAATGGGCGTAGCGTCGCTGGTCATCGGCGTGGCTTCGGCCATTGCGCAACACATGCAGACCGAAGCGCAAATGCGCTCGCAGAACGAATACCAGAAACTTCAGGCGGAGCAGTACACCAAGGCTGCCCGCCTCAACAATCAGGCGGCTATTCAGGAGTATGTGGAACAGTCCGCCGCAGAGCGCATCCACCAGATGCAGGAGCAGGAAGCCACAGCCGATGCCGTGGCCGAACAGCAGAAAGAACGCCTACGCAATCAGGGTACCATGATGGCATCTTCCAACGCCGCGGGCGTGGCCATGGATTTGCTCATGGGTGATTACGCCCGGCAGGAGGCAAACAACAAGGAGCGCATCCGTACCCAATACGCCAACACGGCAGTCAATGCCGACACTGCCCTTGTGAGCTACAGGAACAAGGCACAGAACCGCATCAACAGCCAGCAGGATTACGTCTACACGCAACACGGCTCCGGGGCCTTTGCGGCCAATACGCTGGGAACCGCGTTGGCTATTGGTGGTGCTGGCATCAAGGCGTGGGGCGCGTACGAAGGTGCAAAATCCAAAATCGGCAAAGAACCAACCGAAGTATAACCATCACATCAGGGAGGTGGTGAGCCGTGCCCGCAAGTCCGCGTGAAAGGCTCAACCCCAATACCGTCCACAAGGGCTTGCAACAGGTACAGCCCGCCCGAAGCAACCTCAATGCCCGCGCCATGGATTCCTACGCGGGAGTACGCCCCGGTGAAGTAGCCAGAAACTACGGAGCCGGGGCTTCCTATACCAACCTCATCCGTGGACTGGCCGTTCTGGAACCTGCCCTTGTCGGCTATCTGGACAAACGGCTGGAACGCCAAATCGAAGAAGGCACTGCCGAAGGCTTGAACAAGTTCAATCTGGCAGGCGATGTCGAGGCCAACCGCAACAGAATGGCCTACAAGGAGTTCATCGAAAAACACCCGGAATACGCCAGTGATAACCCGTACGTCTGGAAAGGATGGGAAAAGGCCCGCCTCAACAGCATGGCACTGGACTACGAGAAAGGTTTGCAGGACGCCTACACCAACAGCGGGCTGCAAAACGAAACCGACCTTGGCAAGGTCAAGAAGGTCATCGATGAATACAACAAGACCTTCCGCCAAGAGCACAATCTGGACGCCTATCCCAACCCGCTGGACTTGGCGCAGCACTTCACACAGTACACGATAAAAAGCCGTGAAAGCCTCATGGCCCGGCACACGCAGGATATGAAAAGCCAGGCTGAAGCCAATCTGGCAATGGCCACCATGGAAAGAGCCATGAAGCAGATTGAAACACTGGCCGGGCCGACCAGCAAGCATGGGGCCAGCATCGGGCTCGCTTCACAGAGCGGGGCGGCCATCGAGCGCATGCACGGCGTTCTCTCCACCAATCTTGCCGAGGCAGCGGCCAACGGCCTGCGCAACAGCGAACTGCCGAAATACTATACCGAGGCGGTCTTCGCCCTGTACGAGAAATATGGGCAGAACCCGGTCATCCTCAAACTTCTGGACAGAGAAATCAATGGCGTACGTCCCACGTCCCTGCCCAATGTGCAGCACAAGGTCAACCAGCTGGAAGAAATGCGCGTATCCAATGCCCATGCGGCATGGGCGCGTGGCGTCGCCTACCAGAAACACCAGCGGGAAGAAGAGGCACGACGTGCCGCAGAAATGGGCTATGGCCTCATTCTGTCCGGTGCGTTGAAGGACAAGGGGCCAATCACACCTGATACCGCACTGGACGACAAGGGCACCACCATCAATTCCCTGAACCTCTCTCCCACGGCGCGTTTCAACATGCTGAAGGGCATGGTTGCCGTGCAGGAGGAAATGGGCAGAGGACGCAAATCCAGCCCGCAGTGGGAGCAGGCCGTCGTCAATCTCAAAATCATGGCCGGTATGGGGGCGCTCTCGTTGGATGAAGCGGCAGCCTGGGACATGCACCTGCAAACAGGAGGGGGCATCTCCACAGCAATGGCGGAAGCGTCCCGCAGGCTGGACAACAATGTTCGTGACGCCACCCGGCGGGGCGCGTCTATCCTGTTCAAGCAACTTACAGGCAAGACAATGGAAAGCATGGAGCTCATCATCAGCGGGATGACAGACGGTGCCGGAACAGTTTCCCCTCTCGTCCATGCGGGCATGACCGCTGTGCAGATGTTTCAGGAACGCATGGAAAAGGAAATAGAGGACTACAAACGCAAACATGACAACAGGATGCCCGACAACACAAACCTTGAGCGTATACAGACCCGTCTTGTGGCTGACATGCTCAAGGAACACAAGCCCGTGACCACCATGCCGGAAAATGCCAGCCCCCCATCTACCGTGTCGCATGGCGGGGAAAGGCAGCAGAAAGTGGAGGCTTTTCTGCGTGACCACCTTCCGCACCATGTGGGGAAAGGGCTGACAGAAAATGAAATGAGAACGCTTCTGGCCAGAACGCCGGGCATTCTGCAACAATTTGACCGTTACATGAACAGGAGGTGATGGTCGGTGTATGAAGAAACCACAACCACGCCCATCCCGCAGGAGGATAATACAGCACCCGCGCTTGCCGCTCCCGCACAACCTGCCGTCAACACAGCCGTTGACGTGGCGGACACCGGCAACGCAGTGAATACCGTTTCCACCAGCAACAACAACAACAACGCAAACACCCCCGGCACATTCACCATCTCGCCGGAGGAACACGCAATCATCAACGCCGAAGCTGAAAAGGTGCTGGCGGCGCGTAACACAAAAAACAACCCTGCTGCCACCGTCACCATCAGCGGAGATGAAGAAAGCGTCGGTCTTCTCTACGATACCGCCGCATCTGCTGCTTCCGGCGTCAACGCCTTCCTGAATTCCGCGCTCGACCTCTCGTGGTCTGTGGGCAACTTCGGGCGTGAAGTCGTCACCAAAGGCTGGTCGGAAGCCAAGTTCCGCAACCCCACACCGGAAGAAAGGGCGCTGCTCCCCCGTTTCTACGAACACGAGGCGCAGCATCTGCCCGGCCAACTGGTGAAGCCCGTGGCGCAGTTCCTCACCGGAATGCTGGCGGGAGGCATGGCCATGAAAGCCGCGGGCATCCTGCAAGGTACAGGAGCGGCAGCAGCCGCCGCACGCATCGAAGCGCAGTCCATGTTCTCTGACTTCGCGGGATTCGACCCTCACGAGGAACGGTTGGGCAACCTCTTTGACAACATCAGCGGCCTGCGGGAATCCTTCATCACCTACACGGCAGCCCGGCCTGACGATACAGCGGCAGAAGGCCGCTTCAAGAACATGCTGGAAGGCGCAGGCATCGGCGTGGTTGCGGGGCGTCTGTTCCACAGCTTCAAAGCTCTGAAGGAGATGCACCACGCCCGGACGGAAAAAGCCCGCAAGGCTGTCTTGGAAAAGTACATTGATGAAACACTGGCGCGGGAAGCCGGAGCCCCGGCGGAAGCTGGCGCCAAAACTGGCGATGCCAACCTTCCTGCCCAACTCAAGTCGATGGACGAAAACACGGGGAACAAGGGCAGTAAAGTCGGCGGGGATGCCGAAACATTGGAAGCTGTGGAAATCACCCCGACAGGCAAAAGGAAACGCAAGGCGACACTACAGGATGCCGAGGAGAACATCTCCACCAACCCCCGTGACTACGCCGCCTCTGTTCAGGATATGACCAGGCTCGCCCGGATAGCCAGCAACATGGAAGACCTTTCGGAAAAGATTGGTGCCTCTGACATCCTCAAACGGCAAATCTTTGAAAGCAGGGAAGGGGCGAACCTCGTCCATATCATGAGCAGGATACAGGCAGACAAGACCATCAAGGCAGTGGGCGTCGAACATCAGAAAGACGTCTTTGCCAAAGCTGTTCAGGATGCAAAAGACCTCGGACTGGACTTCACGAAGGTGATTGCCCAACAGGTGCGCAATATCGAAGATATGCAGCGCATCGTCCGGGAATCCATGACCGCAAAAAACATGTACCACATCATGGTTGGTGAAATCACACGGCTTTCCCGGCAGGTGGAAAACGGCACAATCACCCCGAAAGGCTATGTGCGCTTGGCCATGCTCGACAAAAACATTCAGAATCTTCATGTGGCCAATCAGGACATGCGCACGGTCATGGGCCGGGCATTGTCGATGGGGAACTTTGAAACCAACAAGGAAACCGCCAAAGCCATGTTCGGGCATGTGGGCAGCCCTGCTGACTTTACCCGCAAATGGCTGGATATGGGCACTATTACCGATGATGTTGCAGCTGTCAAATGGCTGGAAGCCAATGGCATCAAAATCGAGGAACTACGCTTTAAAAGCAAACAACTCCTGGCGTTGGAAGGAAACCTCGTCCAGCAAATGCACCAGATTGTCGCTCCAAAATCGTGGGGGTCGTGGACACGAGGCGCCTTGAAACAGTTCTGGATAAACAACATTCTGTCCGGCCCCAAGACATGGGGCGTCAACGCAGCAGGCAACATGATGAAAATGCTGGACATGCCGCTGTCACGCGCCATTGGAGCAATCGGACACCGGGACATTGAAGGCTTGCGCATGGCCAAAAACCAATGCGTGGGTATGACCATGTTCCTCTTTGACAGTCTACGCTTCGGGGCCAAAGCGTTCAAACTCAACGACAGCATCCTCATGCAGGGGCACAAACAAACGGAAATGATGCAGGACTACCTAAGCAGTGAAAGCCTGCGGGCCATGTTGCTGAAAGGCAAACCCGCAGGAACCGCCCTGCCTGATTGGGTGGAGCTCGGGCTCACAGGCTTCGGGTGGTTCGGAAAAGTCATCAACATGCCTAACAGGATACTCACGTCCACGGACGAGGTGTTCAAACAGTTGGCCTACCGCTCCGACGCGTACGCCCGTCTCTGTGAGGAGGCTTACAAGAAGGGCATCACGGACAACCTTGAAGCAGCGGCCTACGCCAGAGAAATGCTGTCGCGTAAGTATGTTGCCGAAGGGGGCGAAGCAATTGTCAACGACACCACACAGGCGTCGCTGGCAACCGCGCAGGAAGCCACATGGACACAAGACCTGGGCGATTGGGGGCAAGGATTGCAACGACTGACAAACCTCGACAACAACATTGGCTTCTTCGCCAAGTTGTGCATCCCCTTCATCCGCACGCCCGGAAACATCCTCAAGGATTTCATGCAACACCTGCCGGTGTCGTACCTTTCCCACATGTTGGGTGACCCTGACTGGAAGAAGCGTATGCTCACAGACCATGTGTTCCGCAACGAGACACACGGCAAGATAGCCCTCGGCGCAATAGGCTCTGCGGCGTTTCTTACAGCCGCCTTCAACGGCTGGGTCACAGGTTCCCCATCGCCTGACCCCAAGGTGCGGCGCATGCAGGAGGCGGCGGGCATTCCGTCCTACAGCATCCGCGTGGGCGACACATGGGTATCCTACCAGCGGGCCGACCCTGTGGGCATGCACATCGGTCTGGCTGCGGACATCATGAACGTGCTGCGCAACCACGAGGAATGGGCACAGTTGGAAAACAACCCGCTGCCGCGGTATCTGGCTGCTTCCGTCATCAACAACATATCCAGCAAAACCTATTTGCAGGGCGTTGCAAACTTCGCGGAAATCATATCAGACCCCGAAGCGAGCATCATACGGTACACAGCCAAACAAGCTGTGAACTTCATGCCCCTTTCCGGCTTTTCGCGCTTCACGCGGCAAATGACCGACCCTGTCATGCGGGACGTCGAAACCCTCCTCGACCATTTCAGAAACGCGCTGCCGGGGGCATCTTCCTCCCTGCCAGCGCGAATGAACTGGGTCACAGGGCAGCCTTCGGAATACGAGTCTTTCCCGGCCGTCAACAAAAACCAGACCCTGCGTGAACTGTACCGGCTCGGGGACGGTATCATGGGAGCACCAACGTCCGTCCTTGAAGGTGTCAAGCTCGATGCGGAGCAGTTCTCCCGCTACAAGGAATTGCACGGCACCGTCAGGCTCGGTGGCAAGACCATGAGCGAAACACTGGAACGCCTGTTTGCCTCTCCCGGCTACGACAGGGGGCGGGAACACATGGGAGACTCCTTGTACAAGCAAACCGGCCCACGGGAAAAAGCCGTGAACCGCATCATCACCCTGTACCGGGAGATGGCCCAGCACAAACTGCGCAAGGAATATCCGGAGCTTGACCTGAAAATCCGGGATGCGAAACTTCGCAATCTCGGCTCCAGAACAGGAACGCTCACACGCGAACCTGATGCCACGCCGCAGGGACTGCTGCGCACGCTGACTGGTGGTTTGCTGCCATAACGCAACACAGCAACAAAACCACAACAAAAGGGCAGGGGAAACTCCTGCCCTTTCCTTTTCCAAAGGAGGAACCCATATGGCGTACAGTTATGTTCACCATACCGGGGACGGGAGCACACGCATCTTTTCCGTCCCCTTTCCCTTTCTTTCCCGCTCCTACATCAGGGTGAGCGTCAACCAGAATCCTGTGGATATGGCAAGTGTGGAATGGTTGTCGGACGCTTCCCTCCGTCTGCCGAAAGCCCCGGCAGCGGGAGATGTCATTACCATCACCCGAACCACAGACCGCCTGCACCCAGTCACAGACTTCCACAACGGCTCCACCCTCACCGAGGAGGATTTGGACAACCAGACTGCACAGCTTCTGCATATTGCACAGGAAGTCTATGACGTTCCGGAAGGCATGAAGGAAACAGCGGACAGGATAACAGAAGTACTGACCGCCACTCTGGAAACAGCGCGCGCCGATACGGAAGAGCAGGTGGGCAGGGCCACTGCGGAAGCCGACAGGGCGTATGACGAAGCCGACCGCGCCAAAGCCGAGGCCAACCGGGCGCAGTCACTTGTTGAAGTCGGCCCGGCCACAGCGGAGAAATTGGGTATGGTGAAGGTGGGGACAGGCA